ACCTTATCAGGTGAGGATGGGTAATCTACCGTCAGTTCAGAATTTTCAGATAGGTAATTTTCCGTCAGTTCAAATGGGTAATCTAGCGTCAGTTGATAGATGTTCTTGCCTTTGTATCCGTTGGCTCTTCTGGTGTTGACCACGGTAAAAAAGCCCTTGGCTTCCAAGGCTTTAAGGGCATCTCTGACAGTTCGGTCACTGGATTTGCCAGTCTCACTACCCAACTCGGCTACAGAGGCCTGTAGACGGCCGTCAGAGCCTGAATTCAGGCACATAAAGGCCAGGAGTCGGAACTGGTAATCGGTTATGTCGGCTGAATAGGCGCCCTCAGGGATTTTCACGGGCGCAGACTACTCCTCAAAGGGATCGACGTCATTGCGATCCTCCAGGTGGTCGAGGTGGGCATTGACTTCCTCAGTCAAAAGGGTGACAACCTTGGAGGTGATGTAGCCAGCCAACAGTTCGACTAGACCCATGAAGGTATCTTCGATGGCATCGAGGATCTCGTCCTCATCCATGTCCTCTGGGGCAGAGTCGACCTCGATGACATCCAGGCCATCGATGATGTTCCAAGTCTCGATGCCGTAATCCTCTACAGAGTGCAGGGCGGTATGGGCTTCGGGACTGTCATCCCATGCGATGGCTAGTACGTCATCAGGGGTGTTGATCATCTTGATGACTTCCTTGATGGGGCTGTTGACCTTCGTGAAGTTCTTGGAGCCACTCAAGATGGCATTTGAGAACTCGCTGGATTCTGAGAAGTATGCATGGAACTCGACGTTATGGCGCTTGATGACGTTCCACACACTCTCAACAAAGACTTTGTTCTTAGTGATTGGAAATAGCAGGAAAGCATCCTCGTACATAAGTACTAGTTCTTCTAAGCCAGCAGAGATGTCAATATCCTGAAAAGAAACTACAGAGATTCTCTTCATAGGCGTGGCAACTGTCGACGAGCCTCAAGTACTACAGGCTTGTTTAAGTAGCGATTGATCATTAGTGATAAGAATGCTGCAGAAGGTACAGTCACTATTAGTTTTAGATCCCAATATCCGAGAAGATAAAAGGCTCCAAGACTTAACGGCATAGGTAGCAGTTTGTTAAGGAGCGATTTATCTACGAGGATGTAGGTAACGAGGTCAAGGAATTCGATGGCATAGGTGACAGCCATTCCTATGAGGATTACAGATATGAGTAGGTTAGCCATGGCCGCATACTACACGTTCAGGTTGTTGTACTCCACTGCGTCGTAGGTGCGGACACGCCAGAAGGTGTTGTTTGGCAGCCAGTCCGTGACCGTCTTGGCTAAGGTCAGCAACTTCAGATCCTTGTTTATGTATTGATAAGACGGGGAGTTGTTGGCTGTCCCTGACCACACGCACCCTGTGGCTGACGGCAGCGAGCCGTCGATGTAGTCCGTTGGGGCAAAGTGCGGAGTAATGGTTGGGTTAAATCTGAAGGTATTTTCGAACTGCACAGAGTCTATGTAGAAAGTTCCAGCGCCACCAGAGAATACGACCTCATAGGTGTCAGTAGTTGCAACGGCATCGGTGAGGTCTGTGCCGTAGATACGAGTCCAGTTAGTGAAAGTTCCCTGTGGGTATGGATCATTGTCAATGATGTTTCCACTGGCATCTCTACCAATAAATGTCAATAAGATATCTGCTGAAGTCTTTACGTATGCAGATCCTGTGTAGTACTTGCCAGGAAGGATGTTTACTTTGTTAGATGTGAATGTCCATGGTCCAGTAGCAATGATCTTTGCGCTCTTGGTTCCTGAGTACGACTGAGAAGGAACATCTGAAACAATGCTGACTGTAGCCGCACCTGTCAGTGTCCAGTTATCCGTCGCATTTACTTCAAAGGATGGGTTGTAAATTAAGTTGGACTTGTTTGGGTTGAGAAGGATGTCGACTGCACGAGCCTCATCGTAAGAGGCTGTAGCACCAATCTGGAATGCCACGCAGTCAACGTAATACGTTCCCGCTGCTGACCAAATGATTCCAACGCTTGCATAGGCAGCATCCACGTTGTTGGTAGATGGAACTGCAAAACCTGATTCAGTAGATAACGATGTGCCTGTGAAAGAGTTGGATACTGTAAAGGTTGTAGCCGTTATTCCTGTGATAGTTGCACTCGTCAAGTTAAAGCCAGCGGTTGTAAAGCCAGAGATAGTAACTACCTGTCCAGAGGTGAATGGGTGTGCTGATGCTGTGGTGTAAGTGATAGTTCCAGAAGTACCTACGGCACTAGCGACTGCTGCAGAGTAGTACTTGGGAGCAGTTACTGTGTAAGTAAGTTGTTTCCAAGTATTTGTGGCTGATGTGCCTGATGTAGGTGAGAGCGCAGAACCAATTTGAGTACCGTTTTTATCAAAGAACCGCACCTCTTGCTTAAGTGTTCCAGCACTTGCTGGAGAAATCATCTGAGATGACATTGTGTATTGCGTACCTGGTGTGACTGGGATGCCTCGTAATACAGGGATGTCTTTTCCTACAGCCATAGATCCAGCAGCAGAAGCAACAATCTTGCAGGAGTAGTTAAGGTCAATGTAATTTGAAGTAAGTTGAGGTACAGGGGCTTCGTCAAGGCTGGCTGAGATAGTTGCGTTAGTTGCTACCCACTTACCAGTGCTCTTATAAAACGTAGAGTCCTGTGGGCTTAAGAGCAGGTTAGAAGACACCGTGATCGTAGGCGCGTAGTTAGTAAGAGACTCAACGTATGTTAAGAACCCGTTTAAAGTTCCCTTGTGCGTGTACATGTACAGTGCTTCACGAACTAACTGCTTCTGGCTTTTGATTGCCATTCCAGGCTCTGGTGTTAGCCCATAATTTTGTGTCTCTAGAGGAAGAAGTGATAGAGGAGTGTTAACTCGTGTGTGATCTGGCAATAATAAATCTAAAAAGGTAAGAAATTCATCTAGCGTAAATCCAATGCCATCTACAAAGCAGTACAGGTCAGATGTATGGTTAGGTTCTCCTAGAGGACTTTGCTCTACGCTGGTGTACACCCGTGGCAAAGATTGAATGATGGAGTCGGTAGTTCCGTGCGCTGATGGAACAATGTCAGTGACCGCACCAGCAGGCACCCAAACTTTGTCCGATGTAAAAAGAAACATTGCGTAGTAGATAGGCTTTCCAGGAACAATAGGAATGCCCGCAGTATCTTCAATGCCACCGCCATCAGTAAAACTAATCTTGCTTACATTTGAAGAGTATTGTTCCCAAACAATGACGCCATCTTCTGAATTTTCAGGCAAACTATTTTGATTTCGTAATAGACGAATACCTGAGTATGTTCCAGATGGGGATTGCCAGTTAACTACAACTACAGTGGGGTAAACAACCGTAAGAGACATGGGTGATACGGAGTTAGGTATTTGGTTTGTTTGACCATAAATACTTTCTCCATATATTGCTACGCCATAGTTAGCCACAGGTCAGTCCTTATGCTCCAATAAGTAAAAGTGGATTGATGCTTGCTTCTGGGGTTGCCCATGAAGCAGATGTTCCATCTGTTGTTAAGTAATTGCCAGCCTGACCTGATTGGCTAGGCAAAGCGTTGATAGTAGACCAAGCGTAATCGTAATCTGTTCCTGAAGATTTGGTAAGGACTTGTCCAATAGTTCCTCCTGCTGGATTACCTGTCAGAAGGGCTTCGTTAATTCCGTATTCAATGTTGGCAAGACGAGCCTTAAGGGTAGACCAGTTAGTAGTGACCTTATCAAAGACACCCACCCAACCAGAGCCAGTTGTGATGTTAGTACCAAGGTTAGACTCAACCGCGCTGACTTCACTTTGAAGGTCGTTAACGTCTGCAGCCTGAACAGTGGTGATGAAGTTTAGTTTTGTGCTAAAGTCGTTCTTGACGTTACTTGGATAGTACGCAGTCATGAGTCTGCCTTTCTGCCTTTAGACTTGTATTTTCTCTGGTTTGCCCCCAATTTACTGCCTTAACTTGGGTCTATGTCTGGGGTTATCTCTAGAGTATGGACTCTTGTTTCAAGGTTTACCAATTTTTGCGCCATAGAAAGTAACGATGCAGTCAAATCCACCTCAGTAGTTCCATCGGGATTTTTAACTGTTACAAGGTAACTTGAGATAGATGTCAATGAAACTGTATTGTCTAAAGGTTTAATAGATATCTTTTTATTTTTACCTTGGTTAGTTCCAAAAGTCCCCATCCAAATCGGGTACTCAGGGTCTCCTCCAATATACGAAACCCAAACACCCTGTCCAATAACAGGAACGGTAGGAGAGATACTGGCAGGATCAACTGGCCATGCCCAATCCGTTACCTCTGCGCCAGTTGTTTGTGGGATAGACACACGAAGTCTGCGTTGTGACTGAGGGTCTTTATTGTCTTGGACTACGCCTCTATACACCCCATAGTAACGCTTAATATCATCCACTACATCGTTCCAATATTGATGTTACTTACTTGGAATCGGAAGATCTCGTTGGCTGCTCCCACCAAGGTTGAGTAGGCGGTGAAGTTTCCAGTACCTGTTGCAGTTCCTGAAGTTTGAGTACTTGCCACAGTGAAGTGCGTAGAGTCATCAACCACCGTTACAGGTGCAACCGTAACGTTGTAGCCACTAGGGGTAAACCCTGTGACAGTGACAGTAGAACCCACGCTTAGGCCATGCGGGTTGCTGGTTGTGTAGGTGATGGCGGTTCCAGATGCAGCGGCTGCAGTCACAGGCACCAATGCACGATACAAGAAGTTTACTCGTGCTGTCTTAACACCGTTAAGAGAATTGACTACTGCCTCAATGTCTTGAGGGTAAATAGTTTGTTGGAATGAGACTCCGTTGTACCCGTATATGACATTTAAAGTAGACAAAATCAAGTTTGTAACATCTGACTGCTTATATTTTGGGTCAAGTGCAAATAGAATAGACAACACCACATCCACATAAGTAGGAGGTTGAATGCTAAGAGAACTACCTATTAGTAATTTATCTGCCATAAAGGTAGATACATTATTTGCCAGAGTGGTGTACTCCGAAGAGACTGAGTAATCTGGGTTTAAACCAGGTTGAAGATCGGTAGTTCCTACATTTCGTGTAGGAGAAATATACAAAGTTACTGATGTCCACACTTCAGCATTAGCGTTTGCTTTGCCAACGTTGTTAACTGTCAACGCAAGGTTGCTGTAGTCCTTTAACGTCACAGCCCTATTAGCCGCACGCAAAGATGCTGGTGCAGAAATACGAATTTGATCTGTGCTTTCTGGATCTGATCCAGCAATAGCAGAGGTTTGGTTTGTAACAGTGATAGTTCCTTTAAGAGCAGTGACTTGAGAGTCAGTTAACCCAGGAACATAGTTGATGTTGGTAGCAATTCCAGTACCAATGTTTCCAACAGTTCCTCCACCCACAATGTAGTTGGCACGGATTTGTGAATATGGAACAGGGATTGCTCCAGACACTCCATCACCAAACGTGATGTAGACGTTGTTGTTTTGATCAAAAGATGTTGTGTAGACTAAATCAGAAGGACCATAATCAGTAATGTGAGTAACTTGGTTCCATTGAGAATAGATATCACCGTCTTGGATATACACCTGAAGAGAGCCATCAACTACTGGAGAGTGCAGGACAGCGTACGACTGGTTGGGAGACCCGTCTGATACCCCAATGAGTTCTCCATACGTTGGCAAAGAAGTAGGAGAAACTACAGTGACAAGTTGTCCTTCTGTTGCTAGTACAGTATTTGATGTTTCACTAGCAACCACTACATCAGAGTTAGTTGTAAAGTACAAAGTCTGTACAACATCTCCAGTTGTGACTTGTCCTGATACAACTGTTCCTGCTGGTATGGTTTGGTCTGTAGTTCCAGAGTTAAAGAGTGTCAAAGTCACATAGGCCTGACGATACCCCGCTGGGTTATACCCAAAAGTTTGAGCAATATTTAAAACGCTATTGCGCTGGGTTGCGGTGTAAATAGAGTTCTCATTAGCATTTCTATCAATGTAGTAGGAGATCAGATCTCCCATGTAAGCCATAGCCTCAACAAACGCCAACCCAAAATCAGAAGGGTCAGTAGCCGTCCAGTAAGGGATGCGTGCCTGTACTCTGGCAATCAATTGCTCTCTTAGAGAGTAATAATCCCTAGAGGTATAGTCTACGGAAACTGGGATAGTAGAAACTTGTGTTGTCACAATATCTCCTCATATGGTGGGTTAGATCCTGCTAATGAAATTACTCCAAGGTTTGTTGACACTTGAACGTTGTTAGGTAGTGAGTAAACCACGTTTGCAGTGAACGTGTTTGTGTACGAGTCCACAGATACGGTTGCCTCTTGCAGCGTTAGGTTAGGTAACTGCCTATTAAATGCCTTTTGTATCTCTACTTGTATTTCTCCAATGGCGTCGTCTTGTGAGTCAAACAAGGCATACGGAATTAACGTTCCAAAAGTAGGCCGCATCACGCGCTCACGAACTGCGGTACCAATTACCGACTTAACTCTGTCAGCCCAAATTACTTTCTGATCTTGAGTAAAAGAGATTTTACCAGAGTAGTCCACTGTAAAAGGTAAGGTAACAGCCATCTCGTTAGCCATCAGATACCTACCCATCTTCTTGGAGTTACATTAAACCCTGTGTTTGTTTGGTCTATGATTGTGGTTGCTCCACTTAGTGTATAGGAGTGATTTGCGTTAGTCCCTGTTGTACCGCTCCCAAGATTTACAGCGGGCACTGTTCCAGCGGTTCCAGGTCGTGTAACACTAGGCTGATTAGAACCTACGCCATCAGTAGCGCAAGAGAACTCGACCATATACCTGCCATCTATATGCATCTCATGCTTTGTGGATGTGACAATCCAAAACCCATCGGAGTGAGTTCCTGTATTACGAAGTTCGATTGTGCCCCAAGGAGAGATTCTAGGATCTCCCTGAGATGCTCCTTTTCCAGGAATAGATAAACGGGATAGGTGCGCCTTTCCTTCAGATAAGGCTTTCACTATGGATTCACTATTGGCCACAACCCCTGCTTCAACCTTGTTAAATAAAGGAGCCTTAACAGTTTGGCGCAACTTAGATCCCATTAGATGAGGTGAAGAATTGGACTTATAAACTTTTCCAGTTACTGGATCAACGCCAGAAACAATTTTATTTGTTCTGTTGTTTGAATGTTTTTCTACAAAGTCACCTAACTTAGACTCAAAGAAGTCCAGTGTTTGAACACTAAAGGCAGCATTAGAATTTGTGTATGGATCAAGGAAGGCTAGTACAGGGATAGTCGTCATAAACTGATCGATCATCTTGTCGATAGGATGGAAGTGCAGTTCTGCTCCAAGCACCTGTACTCCATACCCAATTCGATTTGCAAGTTCAACTAACTTCTCCCAGTAGGTATGGCCAGCCATAGATATCTGACTAAACTTTACGTTGCTGGAAGTCACTAAAGGCTTTAAGTGCAATGTCTTTGCGATCTCTATTGCAACTTGCGATGCAGATGTATTTACCCAGATCTTTGATGCTTCTTCTTTGAGTGGGTAGGATCCCCCTACACAGACGATCTCAATATACCTATCTAAAATTTGAGTAGTTGGGTATTGAATGTGAGATACATACCCTATAAACTTTTTTGTTGACTTGTCATTGTTCCAAGAGATCTCTACAGGGGTACCCGTTTTAAAGGAAGATGCTATTAAAGAGTTAAAATATTGAAACTTTAAGATCATCACATCATGGTTATTGATGTGCTGAATTAAAGTCAGTTTTTTAGGCTGAGTATTAAAACTAGGATAGTCAGGAAAATTTACTGTGTAACTATTTGCAAATTTACCTTGGCGTTCTGGATCAAGCACTTGGCAACCTCAACAGTGTTCCTGGAGTTATCTGTGTCGGATTGATGACCTCTGGATTTAAATCCATAATCTTCCACCAAAACTGGGGGTTGCCTAAAAATTTGTTAGCAACATTATCTAAACGATCGCCGTCTTTCCACTCATAGGTATAAAACCTGTTAACAAAAGTAGGCCAAGTACGTAAGATCATGATGTGGTATTCCTGGCGTCGTTCATCCCACGCCTTAGGGATTGTTCCATCTACATTTTGTATTGGGGTAGTGTATCGGCTGTCTGAATAAATCATGAGGTTGCTCCTGATATGTTAGAGGCAGTAATACTGATGTTGTCGTAGTACCTTGTGCAGGTTAAATTGACCGTAGTAAAGATTGGAACCATACGCTCATTGAATATGGCGTGATTGACTTCCAACGAAGAAACACGAACTAAGTAACGAAGGTTTGCGCCAAGGTGAAGTTCTACAGGCATAGGCATTAACCAACCTTTATCTGCTGTAGTAATTCCTCCAACTGTAGATTTGTATTGAGAGTTGTACCCACCTGTTGCTCTAAAAAGATACTCTAGATCGTACATAGTTCCACGATCGTAAATCAGTCCACGTTCTACAGGATCTACAGCGCTAGGGTACGGCGTTGTGTTGTCTGTGATAAACGCTCCTGAACTGTCTTTTATGTACTGCATGTCCTCAATTCGGTTAAGAATTAAAGAAAAAGTTACAGTGCTTGCAAGCAATCCGTTACCTACAGCCGTAGCAATATCTTGACCACTCTGCTCAAACTGAGGAGAAAAGGACTCAACAATTCCCCAAGACATACCTACCGATGTAGGATTGTAAAGGAACTTAAACCCATATGGTTTGGTGTCATTAATAAGGCCATTTGCTTTGTTGTTCTTTGTAGCACTAGTGTTGCGGCTCACATCAGAGGCCAACTCTTGACTCATCTGAATAGCGCCTTTTGCACCACTGAACGTGCCGTCTGCTCCAGGTCTCCACGCGTTTTGCGCATTTGTCCAATATCCTGGGTTAGTTATGAGTTGGTCATTTTTAGCAGACAAAACCTGAGGACCAAATTTTAAGTACGATGAACTTGTCATTGGTGCGTTGTACTTAAACGGTGCTGGATCACCCTTTACTGGGGGAGGAGGATTTCCGCCTTGGTCAGAGGTCCAGTTTTTACCGCCATCGTTTCCGTTATACAGGCTCTTGTCTAATACTGGCAAAGATTTTCCTGCTGCAATTGCCAGTAAAGTTTTTTTTACAAAATCCTGATCCACACTCTGATTATGCAATAACGTGTTCACTGTAGACAGGGCTTTAACTTGAGCGGCTTGTGCAGCAGTGTATGCAGTTTTAGTGTTTTCATAAGCAAGTTTTAAACTTATGTATTGGTTCTGGTAAGTTGAAGGAAGGTCTGCAGGTTGAGTTAATGTGTGACCTGCAGGAGCCTTTGTATAAACTGCAGCATCATAGATGTAGTAATTTCCTAAGTTTCCAAAGGGATTGTTTAACCCACCAGCAACATATGGCTGGCAATACTCTTTGAGTTTCAATTCCGCAAAAGACTTAGTTTGACTTGCCTTAGTTAAGGCATCATTGGCTTTGTTTAATGCAGATTGTGCATCACTTAACTTTTTTGTGTCAGTAGTTACTGCTGCTTGAGCAGTCTTTAAAGCCGTGTTGTTAGCATCAATCTGTGCGTTTGCAGCCTTGGCTTTATTCAGTAGGTCTTGTAATGACTGGGCCATTATCTACTTCCCATCATAGAGATGCTGTTGTTTTCTTCGATGATGCTTTGAACTTTCTTTGCAAACTTTATTGCTTCATCCTGTGATGCTTGAGCAATGTTGACACTGATTTGAACGTTAGTGGTACCGCCTTGTTGTGGCGTTGTAATAGACGCGCCAAATCCAGAACTACCTCCACCATAGCCTGGGATGTGTGTTCCCCATGCAGAGTGATTGACTGCCCCAAGAACCCCTGCTGTGTCGTTACCCTTCATTAGGGCCGCACGAATAGCCGCATACCCTCTTTGATTTTCTTGCAAGGTAGAGATGTTTGATTGAAGTCCTTGAGAGTACGAGGTGTATGACTTGACCCCTGCAGAGTTCATATCCACAGCACCAGATGCTCCTAGGGTGGTGTTAAGAGGGTTGTAGTGAGCGGAGTTCTTCCACTGCCCACCTTCATACGCCATCCATGTAGTCATGGCTTTTACGTTGGCAGATGTTGCAGGGGCGCCAATTCCCTTAAGGAAGTCTGTGGCCCAAGCCTTTTGATCTCCAGTACCAAGCACAGTTCCAGGAGCAGAAACAGTTTTTCCAGAGACTGTCTGTTTAATTCCGCCAGTACCTGTTAAGAAAGAAGACGGATCTACTGGGTTGTTCTTTCCTTTACGAACTTCAAAGTGCAGGTGAGGACCAGTCACATTACCTGATTGTCCAGACTTACCAATCTCTTGACCAACGACTACCTTTTGACCAATCTTTACCGACTTGCTCTGAAGATGTCCATAGAGTGTTTGATACCCATTACCGTGGTCAATCTGTACAGAAACACCAAAGTCTGCACCAGGAGAATCATCGAACACGACACCGTCAGCAACAGCCTTTACAGAGGTACCAACAGGTACGGCGTAGTCATCACCTGTGTGATAGTTCTTAGCGCCGTTCCACATGCCTGGGTCTTTTGCACCATACATAGTTGTAGGAGCAGTTCCAGGAATTGGAGAACTTAAAGTCTGCTTACTACTTTGTCCAGAATATGGATGGATGGTTGAGGTGTTTGCAGCAGTAGATGAGTACCCTCCTGGAGTTGCTTGCGCTTGAGAGTACGCCCCACCCTTGGCACCAAATGAGGCGCCAAATCCTCCGTAAGAACTTCCTCCGCTAAATAGCCCAGCAATACCGCCAATGATAGAGCCAACAACAATACTTGTTCCAAGAGTTTCTGGAGCCAACGCACTACCAATTGCAAAGCCTGTTGCAGCACCAGCACCAGCAGCAGCCAACCCAGATGCTGCGCGAGTTGCTCCGCTGCTAACTCCAACAGCACTACCGAGTTTCTTACCTGCAGCACCTACACCTAAGCCAACAGCAGCAGGTGCAAGTACTCTTCCAGCAAGACCTTTAACAAGAGATAGAGCACCTTTACC